CCTCACAGGGCTCCCTTTCGGGGTGCAGGTTCTCTGCCCCTATAGACCGAAGTCACCAACAACGTGATACCCGGGTAACCGGGGATTGTCGATTAATTGTGATCGCATCTTCGTGCGCTATAAACCTGGAGTGCTTTCGAGCACATTCCCTGCCTCACGGTGCCCACGGCAACACGTCCCTCTAGGCACAAAACCTGGAGTAAGATATGAAGTTCGTGTTCTACACCGATGAAGGTGGAGTCTCCCTAAGTGACATAACCGTTGCCCTTCAAGGCGACGACGGTGTCACCCACGCGGAGGTTCCTCTCGCTGCGGTCTTAGCCGTGGACGAGCAAGTGCCCATGTTGTCCCTGGACTTCAAAAACCGCTACTTTGCGGCTATGAAGCATATCGAGAAGCGCAAGCGTCTCGAGTTGGCTGCGCGGATTAATTCTCCGCAAGCCCTGGGCCCTGACGACGTTGCCGAAATGGTGCGGCTGTCAGGTGAATCGGTCCGAGAAGCTATGAAGGCTTCGCGACCGACGTGACGACAGGCTCTTGGAATAGAGACTCTTATGTCGATTTCTGGGCAGGAGGCTGGACCGGCATAAAGAACTCTCGTTCTTGGACCGGGGCGGACCGTGTTGTACAACGATACGAGAAGCCCCCACTGAGAACCGTTGTTCGCAACGGCAGAGTTCATTCCTTTCGTGAAAAGCGAACGGGAGTCTCAAAACCGCCCAAAAGGGCGTATGACGTTGACCATGCGTATACGATGGACGAAACTCGTCTAACCGACGAGCTAGCCCGTTTTATATTAGCAGATGGCACGCCGTTAGATCGGCCTGTCATGTGGCTTACAGCCACGCCAACGTGGGCCGCAGCTAGTCTGCTTACGGCCAACGACCAATTGAAACTGGTCGGGAAGCTTCGAGAAAAGCTTCAGGGATCCGACTTTAACATGTCGGTCTTCTTAGGTGAGGGTCACCAGACCCTCAAGATGATAGGCGATACGGCCATTAAGTTGGCAAAAGCTGTTCATCACCTAAGACGGGGCGATCTTGCCGGGACGGCACGATCCTTGTTGGAGGGGACCTCACGGAAACCTCTTAAGCCCTACAAGCAGATGGCCCCTTTCAAGCCATCTGTAGAAAGAGCGAGCTCCCACTGGCTTGAACTCCAGTATGGGTGGCTTCCACTGTTGAAAGACGTGGAGGCTGGTGCGCAATTCGTTGCGCATAAGCTCTCTGTCCCTGCCCAGCAGACATATCGGATGTCTGTTCGTAGGGAGGACGTGCAAACGAGAACCGTGACGGGTTATAAGTCACCTATCGTTACTAAGAGTAGCCGGGTTCACCGGCGATCTCTGAAAGTGATAGTCTCGGAGCACCCCTCCGCCCTCGCGCAACTCGGGCTTCTCAATCCCGAGCTTGTCGCGTGGGAGCTACTACCGTTCTCGTTCGTAGCAGATTGGTTCCTACCAATTGGCAGCTACTTAGAGGCGCGGGCAGTAGTCAGTTCTATCGTGGCAACCTATGTCACCTCCGACTTGCAGACCGGAACAGCGTTCCATCCGGAACCCTCCGCGGGCATGACGAGTCGAGTTAGAGCTGAGTACAACTCGGTCCACTTCGCGCGGACCATTTCCTCGGCGCCGAGTTTGCCACTCCCGGCATTCAAATCGCTAAAGGAAGCAGCATCGTGGAGACACTGTGCTAATGCTGTCGCACTCTTGGCGCAGGCGGCTGTAAAGCCGTCGAGCATCAGGTTTTGACCTTCCTGGTCAGTTAGCCGTCTTTGGGCGATTTTGCCCATTGCTAGCTATTCGCGATATCATCTGTCGCTGTGAAGCGACGTCCACCTCCAATCTTATAAACCGCATTTTGCGGAGTAAGGTTTAACGCACGTACTCGTGCAGAAAGCAAATTGACTAAGCATGACTGCTCAAGCCAATATCGCCGTCTATGACGGCGCTGCAACCCCGGTCCTCCACACCCTCGTGGGGGAGTCCATCGAGCGTCAGCCCGATGGTTCGCTGAAAGCGACGTGGAAAGAATCCCTTTCTGGGGTTCCGGACTACGCGCAAGTACGCGCATCGTTGACGAAGCGTAAGCTTCCGAGCGGTGTTTTCCGGGTGACCGCCCGTACTGAAGTTCCTGTGATGGAGAGCGTCAGTGGACAGAATTCGTCGGGATATACGGCTGCCCCCAAGGTAGCCTATGTCGACACGATGGAAACTGTCGGGTACTTCCATGAGCGTGGGACTGTCACGTCGCGCCGTCTCGCACGGCAGATCAACGTGAATCTCATGGGGAACATCTCG